CAGCAGTGAAGGGGGGCACCGCGGAAAATGTGGGTCTTGTAGGTGTCAGTACGCAAAACAAAGCTGGTAATATAATATTAAATAGTCCTGCTATACGTAATGCCGTAAATGCAATGGCTTTAGAAGCAACTAAAACTTCACCAGAATTAGGTTTGGCAATAGATAAAATATATAATTATGTTAACCATTTGACAGGTAATCAAAATGAAACAGGTTTACCTACAGTAAGTGATATTATTGAAATGGATAGTTTAATAACAGACACAAAAAGATTATTATCATCTATAGATTATCGTAATTATACAGGAGCTGGTCTAACCCCACCAGGAGTTAGTAGATCTAACTTATCTAATGATTTAAATAGACTAAGAGCAACTCTTACTACACCGCAACAAAAAGATGCAATGCAATTATTAATAAATTTAATTTATACTAATTCAGGATTAGACTCTTCGCTCAATGGTACACAGAGAGGAAGAAGTTTAGATATAGCTGCTACTATATTTGCAACTAGATTAACAGAACAGAATATAGCTTTAGCTAACTCTCCTGTTATAATGTATCATGGTAGTAAAAAAGAATTTGAAGTATTTAAAAGACAATTTAAAGATGATTTCTTTTTTCATATAGGAAGTCCTGTTGCTGCTAATATAGCGGTTAACCGTAAAGCGGATGCTAATCCTAGTATTATTATGAGAGTCATACCTAATTTAAAAAATCCTTTACGTATGAAAGACATTGGTACTTGGGATGCTGACACTATTTTAAATGAATTAAATATAACTGATACTAGAGGCAGGGGTGCTTTTACAACTAAGAAAGGTATATTTGTATCATCTGACATGGAAGCTGCTATAACTGGACCCGATGGTGTAGTAGACTATGAACTAATAAATGTATTACATCAACAAATATTTACACCAGAAGAAACTCTAAGATTAAAAAGAGCTTTTAAACGTGAAGAAGATATCTTACGAAAAGTTCAAGAAAGTGAAATAGAAGCAGCTCGTAAAAAAATAGATGAAGATGATTTAGCTGCACAAGCTTCTGCAGTGCGTAAAATAGAAGGCGAATATAAAGATAAAATAGATAAAGCAAAAGACGAAAGATTAGCTAATGCATTAAGTAAAAAAGGTTACGATAGTATAGTTTATTTAAATTTAAATGAAGCATCGTCTGTAGAAGGCGGACCTAGAGATTCTTATATAGCATTTAAAAATGAACAACTAATACCAATTAAAGAAATACCTGCTGATTATGATTTAGGTAATCCTTTATTCCGCGCATCTTTAAATTCTAATCAAGATCCTTCTGCAACAGATTCTACACTTGATGAATTTCCTGAAATGAACAGACAGCAAGAAAATCAATCTATACGAATTGTAGACAAATTAGTAGCAGACTATAGAAAAGCGTATGATGGTAATGTAAAACAATCTGAAGAACAAGTTGTAGAAAAGTTAAATAAATATAATAAGATTGCTACCCACATAAGAATTTGGGCAGCTAATAACCCTATCTTTTCTCCTCTGTACAACACAGTAAAAGGCAGAGAGCAATTTACAACTGGATTACAGTTTCAATTACAACAACTTTTAGCTAGAAACTATCAGCCTGCTATGAAAGATACGCAAACAAATATTAACTTAACTAAAGCATTAGAAATATCTTCACAAGTTCCTGGTAGATATCTAGCAGATAGACCGCTAGATCAAGGTGGTAGAATTACTTTTATTGCTAAAGAAGATGGCAGAGGGGCAGGTAGTACATTAAAGGCAGGAGATGTTGTAATATTAGAAGGTGATGCAGCTCAAGCATATCTTGATGTACAAGAAGCTATGCAAATGGCTAATAAAGAAATTATTAGAGGATTGATGGCTAATGAAAATGTTACACCTATGTTAAAATTTGCAATTGGTGTTATAAAAGCCAACAGACCTGATTTAGCCGATACTACATTTGGTGATAATGAAACTCCTATTGTAAATTATGATGATGATCAAATACAAAACATGGAATATGATGAAGTTAAATTTCTTGTTGATGCACTAAAAGATCCTGCTACATATTTACAACCTAATAATAAATATAGTGTAGAATTAGCTAAGGTAGCAACTACTGTACTTAGTAAGGAGGCTACAGAAAGAGATGCGGATGGTTCTATTATTAAAACTACAGGTGTAGGCACTGGATTAAATGCTTTGGTGCAAGAATTATTTACATATAAAACTTTTAAACAAAATGATTATGTACCACTACAAAGATACGGTAATTATTTTATAGCTGTAAAAGATGCAGATGGTAATGTAATAGAATATAGAATGTTTAATAAAGGAAAGTTTTTTGGTAAATTTTTAAATGAAGAGGATGATGTTAGAGAAGAGTTAAAAAAGAAATACCCTAACTTAGATATAGATAGTTTAGAAACTAGAGAGGTAGATATACAAAACTTAAGACAAGGAGCCAACGCTGATTTGTCACACATGGATTCTATAGCACAATTCTTATCAGATTTAAATGCTAATAATTATATAGATGTTAGAAAAGAATTAGAAACATTAATAAATAAAAAAGTTGGAGCGGACATACGTGGCTATGGTGTATTCTTAAAACCTAGAAAAGAACAAGGTGGTGTTCCTGGATTTAGCATTGATTTTGGTAGAGCTATAAGTCAATACTTAACACTTGCAGCAGGATTTGCTGGCAAGAATAGATTTAAAACTACAGAAATAAGATTGTTAAATGATGTTAAACAAAGTGGTAAGAAAAATTTAAAAGATGCTGTTACTAGATGGTATGAATATTCAGACGATCCTTATCAAGAGTTTGCGTTACCTAGAAGATTAGGTTTCTGGTGGTATTTAGGAGGCAACATATCATCTGCCTTACTACAAACAATGAGTATACCTCAATTTGTTTTTGGTAAGTTAGGTACTTTTTCTAATACAGCAGTAGCTACAAAAGAATTAATGGTAGCCCTAAACGATGCTAGAAGAATGTTAACTTTACCTGGAATTACTCAAACTAAATTTCAACAAAGAACTTTACAAGATATATTTTTAGACTTTAGTAAGGTGCCAGATGATGTTAAACAAGATTATTTAAGAGATGTAGCTAACGGTATAATAAAACCAGGATCTGCTTTTAAAGAATCTGGTATGCCCACAAGTCAAGTTAATTATAGAACTACCAGCAAAGTTAGAGAAGGTTTAAAAACTGCTGAAAATACTGTAATGGGTGGTGCTTTTGCTACTATGGAAACATTTTCACGTACTGCTGCTTACATTGCAGCATATAGATTATTTAGTAAAAATAAGAAAGCCAGAGATAAAGCTCATAAATATTTTATGCATGATGCTAATTATAGATATTCCCTACAGTTAAACAATAATGAAATTAGTCCTAGAACATTATCACAATTTGTTATTGAAGAAGACTTTGGTGTATATGGTAAGACCGAAAGACCAGCAGTAATGCGTGGTCCTGGTTCTGTGGTATTCTTATTTAATACATATGTAGCACAGATGTTAAGTCAAATATTTAGAAACCTAACAAGCAGAGGTTTGCTTGGAAAAGAAATGGCTGCAAAGGCATTGACAATGATAGGTTTAACTGGTGGTATATTTGCTACTCCTTTCTTTGATGATGCCGCGTGGTTGGCAGAGTTTGTATACAATCAAGTTACAGGTATAAGAACAGATAGAAGACAAGTTATAAAAAGATACTTTGCTGATTACGGTTTTGGTCCAGGTGTTATTGAAGCTGCAGAAAATGGTTTAGTAAATAAGTGGTTAGGTTTTGATCTAGCTAGCAGAGTTAGATTTAATGTTCCTGGTGTACAACAATTTAAAGCACTTCTAAATATGGCAGGTTTTAACTCTGGAGCTCGTGGTGAAGAAGCCCTTGGAGCTTTTGGCAGCATGACATTTGGTAATGCTCGTGGTATAATGAATAAGATAGAACAAGCAGGAGGTATAAGTCAATTAGATGGTGGAGATTATATTAAGATTATAGGGTCGGCTTTACCTACTTTTATGAAAAATTTAATAACAGCTACAGACTATTATTCGGGCGGTCCTATATTTTCTGGAAAGGGTACTTTATTAATAGATAATCCTACAGCATATCAAGGGTTTTTAAAAACAATAGGTTTTAATCCTACAGAAATACAAAAAGCACAACAGCTATTGTATCTAGAAAAAGTAAATGGTGGTGTTACTGCAGAAGCTAGACAAAGATTTAATACTAGAATAAAAAATTATTACAGAGACTTAATGATATACAGAGATAACCCAAAAAAGCTAGCTGAATTAGCGAAAGAAGAAAGAGAGATTATAGAAGATTTAATTAAGTTTAATAGCAACTTGCACCCTGGATTAAAGTTTTCTCCAAATGTTTATAGACTGATGCAAGAAGCTATGAAAGATGTGAATAGAATTTACAGGATAAGTGGTGGTAGTACGTATGAGATAATGTCTAATCTACAAGATTATCAAATAGCTGGCATGGGTTTACTGCCTGCTCAACCGTACTAACATAGCCAGCTAACCCACTCTTTAGACTTAGAACCCTTAGGTTCATCAACTACCACAGGAACTTGGAATGTCACACCGTATTCTGGGTGTGTAAACCATAACGCTTGTTGTGGTCGCTCTGATGTAAATCTATTTGAGTAAGCATACTCGTCATATCCTTTAGTAGATCCATTAACAATGGTGCCTTTCAAAGATATATACTGGTGGTAGTGCCCAAGTAATACGTAGTCAATAGTCTTATTTCTATTGTGGTATTCTTGTTTAATTTTCTGTACACCACGGGCTATGGGTCCAAGCATACCCACAATTCCCGTGCCCCCTGCCACACCGAGACGATCTCCATGTGTTAGTAAGTAATTAATACCATAGACTTTATATACTGTGTCAAAGCCTGTAGGTATTTGGAACTGTATACGGTTATCATTTTTAAAATGTCTTGCTAACAGATTGTACAGCATCCAATCATAGTTAGTTTTTGCCGCTTGTTTGTGGCGATATTGCTTGTAAGTTCTGGAGTGATTACCATAGGTACAGGGTACAAATACTTTACCGAAAACTTTAGCAAATCTTTCTAGTGCCCATGTCATATTATCTAGCAAATCCAACACATGTTCTATATTAGTGCCATCATTGTTTTCTGCTAGCTCGTCATGTATATCACCAGATATCATATCGCCACCCAAAGCACAGATTATTCCTGGATATCTAGGATTAACCATGTGATTCGTACATAAGTCAATAGTAGTTTCTACTACGTTCTTAAATCTTTTTAATGCTATATCTCTATCGTATTTATTAATACCATTAACAGCTTGTTCATCTACTACTTCGCCCCAATGAAAGTCAGATAAAAATATAGTAGGCACACCTGGTGCACCTTTTGCTTTTGTATTTTTAGTCAACCATTTTGGCGGCTTGGCTACATGCTTTTCTGCTTTTATTAAACTGTCTTTTAATCTTTGATGCGCTAAGTTTTCTCTAGCTAATACATCTACTTTCTTTTTTAATTCACGAACTTCTGCATCGTGTTCATACTGTTGTTCTATTAATGCTGCTTCAGCATCGGGGGGCACGACTGTGGGTTTAATACCCTGTAGTTGTGCTTGTTCTATTCTTTCTAGTAGTGTTGTGCGTGGTATACCCAGCTCTCTGGAAGCTGCGGCTTTGTTACCCTTGTTATTAATTACTGCATTTAATGCATCAATTAATATACTTTTTGCTGTTGGTTTACCCATGATGTTCTCCTGTAATTGTGGTATATTACCATTATTTTATGCTATTGTCAAGTAAATTCCACTGTGATATAATTATCTAATGATACACACAGATGCAATAGAAATGACAGCTCCTGTTGTTAAGATTACTGGGGATGCGGTTAAAGTGGAAGAATCTTCAGAAGATTCTGAATCTAAAGAGTAAAGGAAATCCATGAACAGAGCTGCTATGGAGCAGATGATTAAAAATGCTCCTGCTTCTCGTAAGAGAAAGCCTAAAAAAACTAACGTGGATAAGCGTGTTAAGAAGTTAATGTCTAAGCAAGCTAAGAAAAAATCTTTCATGTCTAATTTAACTAAGCCCGCTCCTACTTTAGCTAGGATACAAAAAAATTTAAAGATGAAAAAGAAAAGAACATGAAGAAAAAATCTACAGTTAATAAAGCAGGTAACTATACAAAACCTGGTATGCGTAAAGCATTATTTAATAGGATCAAAGCTAGCGGAAAAGGTGGTGCCCCAGGACAGTGGTCAGCCCGTAAAGCTCAAATGTTAGCTAAACAATACAAAGCAAAGGGCGGAGGTTACAAATGATTCGTATTATTAAAAAAATTGTTTGCAAAATATTTCGTATAAAAGAATGCAAATGCAAATTACCTAAGAAAAAGAAAGGGAAAAAATAATGCCAATGGGAAAAGGAACTTACGGAAGTAAGAAAGGCAGACCATCCAAGAAAGCTAAGAACCAGAAGCCAATGAAAGAAGTTAAGAATGGTAATGGTACAAAAGGTAAATTAACTGGAGCTCAAAAGACTTTACCTAAGTTCTTGCAAGACAAGATTATGAAGTCTAAAAAGAAAAAGTAATGGCTCTTGCCAAATCGCAGAGAAGTTTAAAGTCATGGACCAAACAGAAATGGAGAACCAAATCTGGAAAGCCATCGACACAAGGACCTAAAGCTACAGGAGAAAGATATCTACCTTCTGCTGCTATAAAGTCTTTGTCATCTGCTGAGTACGCTGCCACTACTAGAGCTAAAAGAAAAGCCAGAGCTGCTGGTAAACAACACGCGGCTCAACCAAAGAATATAAAGAAGAAAACAAAAAGATTTAGAAAGGTATCATAATGTTTAACTTATTGGTAGGACCTCTAACATCTTTGTTAGGAGATACAGTTAAGGGGTTTGTTGAGACTAAGAAAGCAAAAGCTGACTTAGCTTTGACAGAAATAAAAGCACAGAAAAGTTTAAAAGAACAACAGATCGCAGGTAAAATATCGTGGGAAGCTTCTGCTGTAGATCAAATGAAAGGGAGCTGGAAAGACGAGGTAATTTTACTATGCTTGTTGGTTCCTGCGGTACTAGTATTTATTCCTGGGTGGACACCACACATCAAGGCAGGATTTGAAGCCTTACACTCACTCCCTGATTATTATAAGCATCTCTTATACATCGCCTGTAGCGCAAGTTTTGGCATCAAGGGAGCCAAAGGTGCTATGGGTTTATTAACTAAAAAGAAAGGGTAACCATGAAGAAAAAAGGAAAAGCTAAAGTTAGAAAAGTTATATCTGGTTTAGGTAAAGCAGTCAAAGCACACACAGCCCAGAGAAAACTTTTAAAGTCTGCACTGAAGAATGGCAAATCCTAGGATACCTAGAAAGAAAGGACAACCAGCTGGATCTAAAAAACATTCAGACTTATATACAGATGAAAACCCTAAAGGAACAATCAAAGGACTTGGGTTCAAAGATGAATCATCAGCTCGCAGTAGCGTGGCTAAGATTCGTAGAAGCGGTAGAAGTCATGCCCACAAAACTCAAGCAGCTATTGCAATGGAGCAGCGAGCTCGTGTTGCTGGCAAGACTAAGCCTGCTTCTATATATAGAAAGTTTATTGAAGCCCAAAAAAAGAAAACAAAATCAAAAAGACGAACATGAGAAACACTGGGGAATAGGAGGATTTTAATGTTTGAAGAACTTAAGGAGAGAATAAAAGAACACGAGGGATTTAGAAATATCGTATACAAGGATAGCTTAGGATTTGCTACCATAGGATATGGTCACCTCGTTACAACGGAGGATAGCTATGAAGAAGGTATTGAATATAGTCAAGAACAATTGGAAGCCGTGTTTGAAAGTGATTTTGAAAGCGCCTGTAATTCTGCTGACATGGTCGCTCAAACAAATAATATCAATCTTGACGATCATCCGCAACCTGTTAAAGAGGTTCTTATAGAAATGGTATTTCAGCTAGGTGTTGGGGGTGTAGGTAAGTTTAAAAAATTCTTAGCAAACTTATCTACTAAGACTTATCACCTAGCCGCAGATGAAATGCTCGACTCGCGCTGGGCAAAACAAACCCCGATGCGTGCTGAAAAACTTTCTTATATCATAAGAGAACTAGCTCACTAGAGTGGCATATTTAAATCACAATCTGCCGCCATTTAGCGCATACATTAGAAATGAATACTTATTCGACCACGAAAGGGGGCACGGAGAATATACGTTTGCTGATGTGCACACAGTAAATAGTTTAGAAAGAAGAGCGTTACTATTTGAATGTCTATTACCTAATGGAGTAAACTGGACACGAAGACCTATCCATGCATTTTGTTGGAAGAAAGACGCACCTAAACATCCTTTAAATATACATCAATATTGGGATTGCTTTTCACCTTACGTGGATGTACAGAGAAGAAATAGATTAGCAAACTGTAGAGCAGAACTTGTAGACTACAAAGGTACAAAAAGAAAAGGTACATATATGTTTACTATAGACTGGGCATGGGAAAATAAAGCAGGTATGTTAGATACAAACTTTAGTGAAGACCCAGAACACAAATGTGCTCACATGTTTAGAATGGATGATGGTAATTTTTTTGCATACCCTAACAATAGAACTATTTGGTATGACGATGCTTTCATGGAAGAAAGATTAACAAAAAATCCTGGATATAAGATAGATCAAAATTTTTATACAGTAGAAAATACCAGAGAAGAAGATACGACAACTGATGATTCATACATGACTCAGTTTGAACGTCCTGAGTGAAAATATTTTTTGACCACATCACAGGTAAACTAACTAACTACGATTTAATTTACTCACTACCTCTAGCAGAGTTTGAAGATGACGAATATGACTATGCTTTTGAGAATGGGTGGATTCCTTTATCTTGGTATTATACAGAATTAAAAAACTTAACTTGGATAAATGCTAGAAACACAAGATTAGTTTTAGATAAAATAAACTTCAGCAAAAAACAAAAATACATTCTTCGTAAAAAAGATATTAAAGTTAAAGTACTAAATGATTTTGATTATGATTTATTGTCTACAATATATAAAAGATATGTTAAGTATAGAAATTTTTATGAAGAAGGTTTTGAAAATGATAGTGAAGTATTTGAAAAGAAAGATTATATAGATTGGAAATATTTTATTTATTACCATGAAGATACACCTGTTGCTTTTACAGAGTTTAAAGTTTTTGATAACAAGCACGTGTTATCGGGACAGTTTGCATGGGATTATGAAAATCCCAAATTAGGATTAGGTACATACGCAACACTATATGAGATTGATTGGTCTATTAAAAACAAATGTAAAAATTATTATTTGTCTTACGGGTATGAAACAACCAGTAAATACAAATCTAAATATGATGGGTTTGAATTTTGGAATGGTAGAGAATGGCTAAACAATAGAGCTATGTATAATAAATTATGTGATAATGATTCTAATATAGAATCTATAAAAGATTTAAATAAATATCAAAGAGAATATTTTATGTCTTAAAAGAACAAAGCTAGGCATAAGCCTAGCCCATTCTTCAAATAATTATTTCGTTATGATCTTATGAACACTTGGAAATGAATTATTTTTGCTGTAAAAATCTAGCGCCCACTGCCAGTCGTCTTTATATTCTGCTCTGCAGTAGTCCTCTAATGAGTCTCCGTTTGTTTCTTCTTTATTAAAAAAGTTTAACCACTTATTAACAAATAAGTTTGTTACGGAGAAAGTTCTTGGGTATGCCATAGTTTCTCCTTTGTTGATATCTCAGCCAAGGCTCTCCAATAGTCCTTGTCTTTGACTGGGAGTCTATCAAACTTAAACTTAGAAGTCAAGGATTTATTGCTGAACAACAGGTATAACTTTTTTGCAAACCTATCATATTTAGTTGTGTGTGGATAATTAAATTTATTTTTCATGTGTCTCCAAAAGAAAAGGGCTAATCCTAAGACCAGCCCTTTGTACGGTTGTGGAAGTGGTTCCCCAAACTGTTTCTAAATATTGCATCTAGAAGAAGTAAGGTTCTTTGTGCCCCCCTGTCTCCGTTGTTAGTGTTATTATATCAAATGATATAAGATTTGTCAAGAGGTAAATGCCTCACTCCAATCTCCTTGAACTGCTCCCTTTGCATACTCAGTCGCTCTAGTCTCAAAGAAGTTTTCGTGTGCCTGTCCATTGACAATATAATCCACCCACTCAAGCGGATTGTTTTTAACTCCGTAGTTAGGTTTTAAACCTAGCTGGAGTAATCTTCTGTCTGCCATGTAGTGTATATAGTTCTTTACTTCTTGTGGTGTAAGTCCTTGAACTGGTCCTTGTGCGAACGCCAGGTCTATAAACTTTTCTTCAAGAGTTACCATATCCCTACATATATCGTAGAGTGACTTCTTAAATTTATCATTCCAGATATGTGGCTTCTCATCTAGTACAGTGTGTAAAAGTTTAATCATGTTTTCAACGTGGTGATTCTCATCACGTATTGACCATGCAACTATTTGCCCCATGCCTTTCATCTTACCAAACCTTTGAAAGTTTAATAACATAATGAATGAACCAAACAACTGTAAGCCTTCACCAAATGCAGAGAACACAGCCATATCTCTTATGATCTTCTGTTCTTCCGTGCCCCCTTTGCTTTCCCAAAGATAGTTATGTTTGTCTGCCATCTCAGCATACTC